TACGGATTGCCGCAGCGCCATCCTTTACCAGATCGGTATCGGCTGGGGTTGTCCAGCCGTAGTTAGTTGTTGTTGGCATTCCTTCTCCTTTTTAGGCTACTATTGTAGCGTTAGTCCAGTCTAAAGTAGGGCTAATTGTATTCCATGTTTCACCTGCTGGAACATTTGTCCATTTAAACGCCTGCAGACTGAATGCAATAGGCGATACGTTTAAAGTTATTTGTAGTTTGTTAAACCCAGCGTTGAAAGTCCAGCCCTCTACAAAACCCTGAAACCTTCCGCCAGTCATATTTGCAGGCAAATCTGTAACATCGATTGGCAAGCCCATAAAAATTCCCAGAAGAGCATCGCGATCTGCGTTATCAATTTCTGGGTTAGTTAATTCGAATGTGATGGCTTTAAATAGGCTTTGCGGATAGGCACGCAAGGCTAGGTAGAACGCTGCTTGGGCTTCGGCATCTGCTTGGGCTTCAATGCTTGTAATGATGTTTTGAGCTTGAACTCCATAAAGTGATTGGCTTGCAAGATCTTCGGCTGTTTCCTGCGCATTAGCTTTATATGAAATTGTTACTTTGTTGCGAATGTCTCCGATGCGACGAGATGTGGAAACGCCAGCAGCTAGAGCGTGATGCCCTGTTAATTCTGTGTATCCATTGGTGGCTAAATATTCGCCGCGATGGGTGCTGTCTGCATAAGATATTCGACCCTGAGCATCTTCATAAAGGTATCCAGCGCCAGATGTGGCAAGACCTGCGACCAATGAATAAACGTCTGTAACACTTGCATTACGAGCTGCTAATTCATAATCGCCCGGCTGATCTATTTCACCAAGTCCGGAATTCTGAGCATTAACCCAAGTCTCTGTGGCGTTGTAGGTTGCCCATGTTGTAGCTGCTGGAACTTCATTCCAAGTATTAAAAAGTAATGGGCTAAGAATTGAATAAATCTGATCGCCATCGAAGTCTTTAGTTAGCACGCCTTCAGTTAATACTTTAGGGAGCTTCGAAAGAGCGCCTAGAGCAGTAACTTTAAAACTTTGCACTAATGCATTAGATCCTGCTGTGCGAACGCTTTGGTTAATGTCTGTGACGTATCCGCCAAAGATAGGTTTAAATGTGTTTGTTGAATCTTTAATTTGCAATGCAAAAGAATTGTTTACATCGATGGCTATTGCTGATTGGTCTGTGTTGATGATTTCGACCGTACAATATCCTGCTACTGGCTGTTGATAGATATCAGTACGACCAGATGTAATCGTAAGATTAGCAAGGGTTACTGTTGTGTATGTGCCCCCATCTATCGATAGTTGCCAGACTGGGTTCCAAGCAGTCATCGATCGAACGCACCTGCGCCTAGAGTTCCGCGTGCTGTTGAATCGTTAAGAATTTCGACTATCTGGCGAGCAGTAGATTCTGAGTCGATAGCCCCATTTACTGTGATGTTGTATTGCTGCATAGATTTGGCTTCGCCCATTCTGAACGTGCCATAACCAAAAGGATCTACCTTTTGAACTCCCATAAGTTGATCTACTAAATCTTGCAGTTGATTTGCATCGGCTTGAAGTTTGTTTAAAGCATTTACTTGGCTAGATCTAGAAGTTCCAACTGAACCGCCGCCTTTTGGTGTTAAACCGCCGCCAGTAAGACCGCCAAGAATTCCGCCAGTTATAGATGAACTAGGTCCAAAAGAACCGCCGCCGCTAATTGCCATAGGCGCTCCGCCTGTTGCAAAACTCTGCGTTCCCCATGCAGAAGCAAATGCAGTTCCTTGAATGCTTTTAATCTTGCTAATTCCAGCGCCGAATAGGTTAAGGAATCCGATAACCTGATTAGCCATTTCAACAATAAAGCTGATTAATTCTTTGATAATAGTTACTACGACTTTAGCAGTCTGAGCCACAAAATTTAAGACTGTGACGAATCCTTCCATACTGGATTTGCCGTCTGTTGAAAAGACTGCCGCTAATTGTCCAACGTTTTTAGCAAGAGATCTAATGGTAAGTCCAAGATCATACGCTGCTATTCCAGTTTGATCTAAACCTTCTACTGCCCCATCGTTGCCAGTTAATCCAGCAATAAATGCATTAAATGCTGGTAGGGCTTGGGTGTTAATAAAGTTGATTAGACCTTCCATAACAGGCAACAGCGCAAAACCGATAGTTTCTTTTGCTTCATCAAAGCCGATGCGCATCTGTTCCATCTTGAATGCAAGAGTGTCTGCGTTAGCACCTAGATCTGGATAGATTTCATTTATTCGGTCTAGAATTTCGGCAAATGTCTTGCCCTTAACTTCGGCTGCTGATAAACCGATTCCTAGTCTCGCAAGAGATGTAGTGTTTCCATCCTGAGCCTTAGCGATAGCATTAGCAACAGTTTGTAATTCAACTCCGCTATTTACCGATACTCTTGTGGAGACTTCTAATAGATCCTGTGCTTCTTTAACTGAATTAGTCGATAGGGCTAGGCGCTCTAAGGCTGGGCGCAATTCTCCGTCTGATTTAGCAGTTTGAATTGCAAGGGTTGATAAATACTTTTCTGTCGATGCAATTTGAGCATCTGTTGCATTAGTTGCATTTTTAAGCGTGGTTGCTAATTTGGCTTGTGCTGCTTCATCTTCAACTGCTGCTTTAACGCCATCGATGCCTAATTTAATTGCATAGGCTCCTGCTGCGGCTGCGGCTACTGCAAATGCCTTAGCTGCAACGCCGCCAAACTTACTTAATTTATCGCCGAATGTATCGACTTCTTTTGTGCCTTTATCAAGATTCTTAGTAAACGCATCAATATCTGCAATGAGTTTAAGGGTTAATGCTCTAGTACCTGATGCCATTATCCCCACTCTTTCAAGATGTTATTAAATGCTTTAGTCCATTCAGCAACTACGTATGGTTGCTCTTTACGCAAGGTTGGATAAATAAACCAACCGCGAGAACCGCGACCTTCTCTACCAGACCAAACTGGGAACTGCTTATATTTATTAGATCCGAATTCTGAACCGCCCCAAATTGTTTTAGTGGTTGCCCCACCTGAAAACTTTTGAGCTGCAAAACCGTAAGTAATCTCGCCAATCTTGGAAGACTTTTTAACCTTTGAGCCTTCAGCGATGCGACCAGCCACAGCCCTAGAATTAAGGCTGCGTGCTGTGTCGATCACCTTTAAGCGAACATAATCTGAGATATCGCCAGACTGGCGCTGAGCTTCTTTCGTTGCCTCTTCGTTCATGTTTTTAAACGCTTTAAATACCTTAGAGAGTTCGGCTTTATCTAGACCAGTTTCAGCCATTACCGTTCCTCTCTTTTAATATCTCAAACGCTGTTATTACATCTTCTGCCGTCTGCCATTCACTCATTGGAATTCCTGTTGCTATTGCTAGCGATATTAGAATTCTATTTATGCTTCCGACTTCGTGGCTTTTGGGCTATCTGTGTCTCCAACAGTAACTTCCGCTACGTTTTCCATCCAGACTTCCAAACTCTTAACAGGCTTTCCGCCTGCTTCACGCTTCATTGCGTGATAAGCCAAGAACATTAGATCCCACATTCCTATGGAGTCTTGCGCTTGCCCTATCGTCTTTCCTACTGCCTTTTCCCACTTCGCCCATTCAGGTGGCTGGCAAACATAAGTTTCCTTTTCGCCTGAATTAAACTCTATTAAGATTGGTAGTTTCATTTTATTGCTCCCTAGTTAGATGTTATGAGAATGTCTCTGCAACTTCTCCGCGTGCTACTTTCCAAACGAAATCAACAGTCTGTGCATCTGTTCCTGCACCGCCTGCTGTTGGATAGTCTAGCAATACAGGGAACACAAATTGCGCACCTGTGGCTGCTGTTAATGTTACTGAAACTTCTGAGTTTGGAGCTGTATCAAGAGCAGTCCAGATTGCTTCACATACTGATCCAGTCTTGCCCCAGTCTGCGAGCATGGAAAGAGCAAAAGAACCTTCAAGATTTGTAACTTTGTAAGCTTCGCCATCGAGTGTCTGGTACACCTCGCGAACTACGTTCTTTGTTAGAACTGCGCTTGTTGCTTGGGCTTCGACATCTGTTCCACCTGTGAAAGATAGAGAAACATCGCGACCTGTAATTACTGTGGTTGCCATTATTTATCCTTAGTTTGTTTGTGTGTAGTAAGTGGAAACTCTGATATCGGATACCAAGACATTTGATGCCCCGACCTGAGTAACTGTTGGTTTTTCTACTGCTCCAATGGTGTAACCAACTGGTATAACCGCTAGAACGCTCATTATTAACTGCTCCAAGTTATCTAGTGAAGCAGCGTTATTGTTATAGGCAACGCCGCATGAGATCACTAGATTAATCTTTGTGTGTAGCGTTGATTTATTAATAGTCTCTAATTCAAGGTATGGAGAATCTGGAACGTTTACGCAAAACGGAACGCTTGGAGTCTCTGGCACAAATGCATAAACGTTAGCCGCTACTGTGCTTAATGCATTAGATAGTGGCGTACGAACGGAACTTAGAATCGTTGATGCTGGCACTATTGAGCAATACTTTCGATATCGATGTAACTGCCTAAGAGACCAGACACTCTATTGAAAAGTGATCGACCTAACCGATAAGGCGAAACGTTTGTGAAATCTACGCCTTCCATCTGTCCACCTGCTTGGTTGCGAGATGTAAAGACTTCGACGGATACAGCTAACGTTGCTTGCTCTACTGCTGGGTTTCCAACGTAATTAGATGCATTTGTAAGTGTGGCTGTACCTGCGGGAATAATGTTCTTAAATAATACATCTGCGTTTGTGATGTCGCAGGAGAATGTAAATTCTGTTGGTTCGGCATTAACTGTACGTGTGCCGTTAAATGGGCTACCGCATCCTGCAATTACAACGCTAGAACCTTCGGTAAATTCGTGTGGCAATGTTGTATCAAATGTTGCAATGTTATCTGTTAATACTACTGACTGAATCGGCACACTAAAAGTTGTAAGCATTGGCAAGATTACAATTTCAGCCGCATCTATGCAGTCATTTAAAACCGCATCGCTGTATAAAGAACTAGACACGCCAAGCACAGCTCTTAATTCATTGGCTGTAATAATTGTTGGCATGTCTAGTCCTTTCGTACGACTGGGGGGACGATCGGGAGCAACCGCCCCCCCATGATTAGTTGATTACGCTACGTTTAGTTTACGGAACGCTGCTGGGTAGCGATTAACTACTGCTGCATAGCCGTAAAGTCCGATTTCCAACTGACCATTTGCAACAACGTTTGCACGAAGTTGGATGGTGCCTGATTCATGGAATCGCATTGCGTTTGATGGATAAACGAGTGCATGCTTAGCGTTTGCATCGTCACCTGTGTAGTTAGGATCTACAACTAATGAAAGTCCTGCGACTGTTCCTGCTGTTGAACCTTGTGAGATAAGACCTGCTGCGTTTTGTGGAGCAGCA